CTCCCGGCGTAGATCGTCAGGCCGCTCTCCCGCATCTCATCCCCTCCGGAGGCGGGCCACAGTGCCCCAGAAGTTGGCCGGCCGAAAGGGAGGACCTTCCCGGCGCTGCCGCCCTCCCCTTCCGCCGCCGGCACGACCCCGAACGCCTCGTCGCTTGCCAGGGCGTCGGCGTCGTCGCTCCCCAGTGCCTGCACGACCTGGCGCCATACCAGCGCCTCCAGCCTGCGCACGGTGTCGTCCGGGACCAACCCGGCTTCCCAGTACGGCTGGATGGTGTTCGTGAAGAGGCCGTCGGCCGCCTCGGAGATCACCTTCAGGTCGACCTCCAGGAGCCGGTCCGTGCTCACGCTGGCGCCCTTGTCCTCGAACTTCTTGTGGGCGTACTTCTCTTGCGCCTCCAGGACGATCGTCACCATCTTGCGGAACTGCGCCGCCCAGAAGTTCTGGTAGCGCTTGAAGTTCCGCAGGGTCGGCATCTCCATCGCGGTCGCTGTGGCCAGCCGGAAGGACTCCCCTGCCCCCAGCCAGTGCGGGTACACCCCGCCCGCCAGGCCCGCCATCATCAGCAGGGCCTCGCCGTCGATCCTGGCGTCCCCGGCCGCCGTCCCCATCGGCATCTTCTCGAGGTTCGCGGCGTCGTTTTCGACCCATGTGCTGCCGGCCACCGCCGGCGGGTTCGTATCGTAGCCGTCGGTGCTGCCCATGACGGCCAGGCTGCTCTGCAACTTGGCCCGGATGCTGTCCACGGCCCGGCTCCCGCCCTTCACCTTCACCTTCTGGACGTACATCGCCAGGGCCTCGGCCACCGACGCGCGGTTCTCCCGGAAACGCTTGTGCTCCCGGATCCACGGCGCGCCGGCCGTCATCAGCGGCCAGCCCCGGTTGCCGCCCTTCCGCTTGTGGGCGATGTGCAGCATCAGGACGTCCGTCTGCTCGACCATCTGGTCGGCCCGCTTCGCGTCCCTCGGGAGGTTCGCCGGCGCGAACACGTCCTCCGCCGCGGGACCCCCCGCCCAGAGGCGGCTCACGGCCATCCAGTCCGGGTAGTAGATCGTCTCGCTTTGCCCGCCCACCTGCTTGGTGAACGTCCGCTTGTAACCCAGCGGCGTGCCCGTGTCGGCCGGGTCCGTGATGATGTCCGTGATCTCCGCCGTCCCGATGCGCCGCACGGTCGCCAGGCCGTCCTGCTTGCTCACATAGAAGGCCAGGAAGCTCTCCCCCTCGACCAGCGTGTTGTCGCTCAGGCTCTGGAGGTTGTCGGACCCCAGCAGCACTTCGTTCCGCGCCGCCTGCCAGAATTCAGTCCAGCTCTCCCGGGCCGCCTCGTCGTTGGGCGTGACCGTGACCGTCTCCCCGAAACCGAAGTTCGTCCAGAGGGCGACGATCCATTCCGTGATGACGTCATATTCCCAGAGGCGTTGGCTCTCCCGCACCGCCCGCAGGCGTTCCGACTCTCGGGCGCCCGCGTCGTATCCGTAGGTTCCTAGCCGCTCCCACTGCAACTGCATCACCAGGTCCTGGACGAGGGCGCTGTCGAACTCGGACAGCACTGTTTTCAGGCGCTCCGGCGTCCAGGTCGGCTCGAAAGGTCCCGCCTGGTACGCGGCGAGCAGGGTCCTGGTCATGTCCTGCAGCTGGCGCTTCTGGTCGCCCAGCAGCAGGTCGGCGATCCGTTCCCTCATGGTCGGCATTGCGTTCCCTCCGGCTCCCCGGTCGGTTTCACATCTTCCTTCATCCACTCTTGAATTCTCTCAGGGTCAGCGCCCTTAGGATAGGCGCAATAGCGGTGGGCTTCCGGGGCCATGGCCGCTATCAGCACTTTGTCCTCATCCGTCAGGATGAGCATTATCGGCTGTTCATTCGCGTCGTAGACCCTGGCGCGCACTTTGACCTTCATCGCATACTCCCCGTCGCTAGTCCATCATCAGTTCCTGCTTGGAGTACACCTCCAACAGGAAGCCATATCGCCGCCACAGTCCCCGCCTACCTGACTGGCCAAACGCGTGGGTCACGTGCTGGCAGTATTCCTGGCAGGTCCAATAGGCGATGCCCATCGCCGCAGCGGCTTCCCTATAGGTCTTCCCCTCCAGCAGCAACAGCGCTGCCTCTTGCATCCTTGGCGATAATACCCGCATGCCCGCCAACCATCGCTGCCGCAGCAGTTCGGCCTGCACGCCAACCTCAAGGAGTTGGGTCGCGGTCGCCTCCGGGCTGGCACCCTGGCGTTGCGCCAACCTCTCGATCACGATGCGGGTCTCCGGCTGCACCACCAAGTCAAAGACTTGGGGAACCCCCCGCGGCTCGCTGGCGTTCTTGTCTTTCTGTCCTCTATGAGTGCCCAAGTACGCGTGCCTCTGCATCTCGCCCTCAGTAGTCCGGCCCGATGCGCACCGGCCTGTATACCACTTCGCTGCGCTCGCCCGGTTCCGTCAACCACGCCACGACATACCGCAGCGCGTCGAGCAGGTGGAATTGCTCCTTGTCCTGGATCGCCTCCGTTGGCACCCCGTCCTTCAGCTTCCGCTGGTAGCTGCCGATCTCCGCCAGCAGGTGGGTGCAGTTATCATGCACCACCAGGCGGAAATCCGCAAGCAGCTGGTTGACGCGGTCGATGCCGGCCCACACGTCGCTGATGGGCACCTCGAGCAGCGGGATGCCCGCGCCCGCCCAGTCCACCCGCGCCTGGCGTTCGCTCGGCCCCCCGCCCACCCATGCGAAGATCGTCTGACCTCTCGCCTGCTTCAGCAGGCCGGCCACGTGCCCGGGCGTGGTGATGCCGAACGGCTCGAGGTACTCGTCGTAGACGTTCAGGATGCCTTGCCCGGGGTCGAAGGCCAGGAACACGGCCCCGATGCGGGCCCCGAACGGGTCGATCCCGACCACCCGCGGCCAGAGGGCCGGGATGGGCTTGCTCGGGACTTTGTGCCGCACCTCGTCGAATGCCTCGTAGATCGCCCCTTCCGGCTGCGCCCAGATCCCGTAGCGGAACCGCATCTTGCGCGTGCCCGTCAGCCGGTCCAGCCTCGCCAGGGTCCGCTTGCCCTGTTCGGTCAGCTTCCCCCTGGCGTCGTACAGCGTGGGGTTGTCCTTGTGCGTGCTCTCGATCATCCGCATGTTCCCGGCCAGCGATCGCTGGCGGATCCAGTGCGTCGGCGCCGCCGGGTTGCAGTCTCCGATCAGCTGCGGGTTGGGCACGTTCCCCGCCCGCCCTGTCACTCGGGTGCTCAGGAACTCCCAGTGGTCCAGCGGAAGCTCCTCCGCCTGGTTGACGTAGATCACGTCGCGCTCGGCGCTGAGCACCTTCTCCGGCTGGTCCATCCCGCCCACCCACAGCTGGCTCCCGTTCGGGTAGATGTAGCGGTCGGGGTTCGTTCCCCCCAGCACCCGGACCGGACTCCCCTTCGCCAGCACCTTGTCCTTGAACGTCTGCAGGACGGTCCCCGCCATGCTCCTGTGCGTCCGCCGGATGATCGCCCCCTGCATCCCCGGCCACTGCCAGGCGAGGCGGTTCAGCCTTGATAAGGCGGCCATCGTCTTGCCCGTCTCAGCCGGCCCGCAGATGATGACCTCGGGGTCGTCGCAGTCGAGCAGTTCAGCGCAGGCGCCGCGGGCCAGGTAGGGCCTTGCCCGCACGGCCTCCGGCCAGATCGCGTTGCTGTCCACCATTGCCGGGGCCAGGGTCTGCAAGATACTCAACTGCAACGACTCTCGCGAACTGGGTTGCGATTGCACGTAGCAAGTCCTCCGGCGTCGTCCGCTTCAGGTCCGTGTTCTCGACCGTCACCTTCACCGCCATGGCCATGGCCTGGTAGTCCGTCATGGCGTCCTCCAAGGCCACGAGGGCTCCGACCACTATCTGCTGCTTCGTGTGCCGTTCGATGATCCGGGTCCGCTGCTCCGAGACGTCCAGCAACTCGTCCCACGCCTCGGCCTCGGCGCTTCCCCGGTTGATGAGCACGGAGATCGCCGTGACGTGCTCCCCCACCCGGCGTTCCCGTTCCTTCGGGTCCGGCACCCGCAGGGCCCGGCGGAACTTCTCCCACTCCTCGCGCATGGCCAGCCAGGTCTTGCCGACGTCGCCCGTGCCCATCTTCTGGAGCAGCTGCTTCACCCGGACGTCGCGCAGTTTGATGTCCTGCACCATGTTCAGGAGTTCGGGGTCCTCCTGGCTCTCTTTGTGCATCGGAAGCCAGGGTTCCGGCATGTACCGGCTCCACCCCTTGCCCTGGTAGTTTGAGGCCGCGATGCCCTTGGGCGACGGCCCCCCATGGATGCGGCAGCGGCCGTTCTCCGGGTAGGGAGTGAACACGCAGGGGGCCTTGTAGCCGCTCGCCGCGGTCTTTGCCCCGCAGATGTTCCATGCCCGGCGCATCTCCAGCTTCTGCGCGTCGGTCATCTCCGTGAAGACCCAGCCGCGCTCGTCCATCCAGCGCGCCACTGCCGCCTGCTTGGTTTTCCCAGGCCTCATCGGTGGTTTGGCTTCGGATGGTGTCACGCCGCATTAGTCCGCTTATGGGTCCCTGCTCACTCGGACCACCCCGCAGGTACACTTCACCACCATGCCTGGCATCGGCCAGATCAGGTTGTCCCCACAACGACCGCAGTGAAGCATGCTGGTTCGGACGGGTTCCTTGCCTGGCCGCTCGGGAGGCGGGTCGCCATCACCTTGGCAAACGACGACGGCATTGCACCTGGGGCATCCGAGGCTCCCGTCCCCGTCGACGTCCGGCTCGCACTCGCCAGCCCTGCCCTCCCAGGTGCAGGCCGGGCACCTGGCCGGCGTGTCCGCGATGCTCATCAATGGCCTCGCCGCCGGGTTGTCGGGAGTCGTCTGCATCCCGCCTATGCCTGCTAACCGGCAGG